AAAAAAGGTGTTCATGTGCACCAGTCCTCGTTGCATTAATTCAACAAACAAGTTAATGAGTTGATATTCATATCTTAAAGATCCTAAAATTAATTTAGGACCAATAGGAGAAATATCAATGCCGTTATAACCTTTTAATTTCTTTGCAAATTCGGAGAAAATATCTGAGATTATAGATTTCTGTGAAGAAATCTCTAATCCAAGATCAGTCATAATTTTTAAATAAGAATCAGCTACCAACTTATTTTTAATCATAACATCATCTCCGAGAATTGCATAATCTTTAAAAATTGCTTTTGATTTAGGGTAAACTAACTTATATGCATATTGTACAATACAATGATGAGTAAAAGCTAGCATACCTCAGGAAGAATAAGCACCCATAGGTTGCCCCACGGTATATTTATAATGTAATTTATCAAATAATCAAGAGATATCTAATAAATCACGCCATTTATCACCAAGCCCTTTTGAAAGAATATTAAGAATTTGAATCTGTAACGTTAAAGGAAGTCTATCAGTAGCAGCGGATAAATCAAAACCATGTAAAGTAATATCATCATAAGATGTAATACTTTTAATAGGATCTTGATTTAATTCACTTTTACTTTTAAGATTTTCTTTTAATAACATTGCAGAATCCACATTGTTTAATATTAAATCAAAAGGAGCAAGTTGATCGAATGTTCCATCATAAGGAATATTTGAAAGAAGCTTAAATAAATGGTCATGAAGAGGCTTCAAAGAAATTTGAACTCATCAATTAGTTATCGCTACGACTCGAGCCTTCCCGGCTTGATCATATACAACGGATAACGATCCCATCTCAGACTTTTTAAAGCCGAGGTAAAGAGAAATAATATATATTCAACCTAGGTTAATAAGAATATAAGTTAGTAATAAACTAACTCATATTCCCCTAGTACCGTTGAATTTTATTAAGGCTCAATACAACTTAGGCTCATGTAAAAATGCAAATGCATCTAAAACAGAAGCTAAGCCGCTTTTATAAGAATTAGGTGAAGATTTGTTACCCATTAGTATAGAAGGTTTCTTTAAAACGAAAGGAATGTGTTTTATATTTAGTTTATTAACTACCTTCTCCAAAAGAGAAGAACGAAGGTAGAAATATTTTCCTGTAAAGTTACTAGTAATAGTATCTAAGGAAGGTAATACCTTGGTAGGCATCACTCTAAATATAGAGACAGCAGTTAAAATTGCTGTAACAAGATTATTTTTATCCTTATGAGGCGCGACGTTAAAGGAAACGATAGCGTCCCTCATACCGATAGGAAGTATTCTTGGTAAACCACAATTATCCAATCTAATAAATATTTTCTTTGAAGGAATAATAGGAACT